GGGGTCCCTTAGGACCCCTCCGGTGCTTTTTGCATCGCAAGATTACAACTTGTCATCATATGGCCTTGTTACAGTGTATTTCTCGAGGCCTACAATTTAATAGAACCCCGTTCCAGCCAAGTTGGCTGGACGTAACAATATAAGGGAACTCCAAATGGCAGGAATCTTTACGGATTCGAGAAACCGAAACGTCGCACTTAGTGGCTATTTGACCACATTGTACGGTGCTGGAGGTATCTCTGTCCCGTCGTCAACAGGAGTGTTGGCGACAAAGATTACTGATCAAGTCACGACTTCTTATAGAAGTAATCGTGAGCCGTCTGACGATCAACTGCAGGAACAGCTTGAAGCTGTTACTATAAACGGTTTTCGAACCGCTTCAGATCCGACGTCAGACTCGGGAAATGAATTCTATACGCGTCAGCGTGACGAATTCTTGAGTCACATGAGTGCTACCGTCTTCTGCTATGAAAATAGATTTGAAGACAAACAGTACTATCATGGACCCATAATTCCGAGTTCTTATCAAGGACAGCCGTGGACTTTTGCTATAGTGCCTAAGATGAGTCTAAATGACATCACCTATTATGGCACGCGAGCGATTGCCGCGACAGTACCTAATAAGCCGGCCGCCAATGTGAATCTCTTGCTAGGGTCCCTCATTTTCGAGGAACTACCCAAGCTGATTGGAACGATACCTGGCCTATTGGACAGAGCTAGCGTCCTGCATACTGCAGGATCCAACTATCTCAATGTTCAGTTTGGCTGGTTGCCGCTCCTCTCGGACTTGACTAGCATTGCGAACGCTGTTATAAATTCGGATCGAATTTTGAAACAGTTTGCGCGAGATTCCGGACGTGTAGTCCGAAGGCGCTTTGCATTCGACCCCATAGTCGAAACCTCCTCGTCGTTTCTCAACGGCGGCGGTACCTGGTTAGGTATCACTGGAGGTGAAGGCATTACTGGTGGTCGAACAAATGGTGAGGGCTATCTTGAAGAGTCTAAAGTGACTCAGATAGCATTCAGCGGCGCGTACACTTATCACCTTCCCGTGTCGAAAGACATGTTGGGTAAGAGTGCACGCTTTGCTGCGCTTGCGCAGAAATTGTTAGGAGTCAAAATGACCCCTGACGTCGTCTGGCAGCTCGCACCTTGGAGTTGGCTCGTCGATTGGAAATTGAACATTGGGGACGCTATTAGCGCCAACAGTGCTCTGTCCGAAGACGGGCTTGTCTTAAAGTACGGGTACCTGATGCGGACTGTTGTCTCGCAGCGAAAGTACTCGGTCACTAACATGAACTTCAAAAATTCTGTTACTGACGCACCCTACCGAACCTTCCAGGTCGTTCAGAAGGAAAGGTATCGTGCTACCCCTTATGGGTTTGGCCTTGACCCTGCCGGTTTTACCGGGCAGCAATGGGCTATCCTCGCGGCCCTTGGTTTAAGCCAAGGTCGCGTACTGCGTAAAGGAGAATACGCCTTCAAAAAAGGCCTCCAGCAGTACCGTAGAGATGAGATCATTCGAGCTCATAAACTACGGAACCCCAACTCGTACAAATAGTACGGGCTGGTCCAAAATCGCGTCGTGAGACGCTAATAGTAAGGACAATGCAATGGCATACTCTGATCCGCAGACAGTTACAATTGATTCGGTTGCAAATTCGCTTGCGCGAACTGCAACTGGTGCCAACACCGGGGCTTTTACCCTGAATGATGGTTCCATCCAGCTTTCCGTCGCGCATACCTATGGTAAGCGCACCAGACGAACTGCTCGAATCACGCACAAGAAGATCGTCTCCGACCCTCTTCTTCCGTCTACCAACGTTCCAGTCTCTATGAGCTTTTACGTTGTTGCCGACGTCCCTGTACAGGGATACTCGGTGGACGAGATCCAGAAGATCATCACGGGTTTCACAACCTGGATGACTGCTTCCTCGGGTGCGAACATCACCAAACTTCTTGGTGGTGAGATTTGATCGACGTGTCCTGGGTAATCCTAGGTCTCATGTCGTTTATATCTCTGTCCGCTGTAATCGCCCTTTTGGGCGACCGGCGTAGGAGCAAGCACTAACGTACTTGCTTCTCTTGGATCGATGTCAGAGCTAAGGAATCTATAACCCCTATTTAAAGGAGCGAGATTGAAAAGCCTGATGTTGTTCTTGCGTGTTGTTCTCGATGATATCGAGAACAGATGTTGCATTAGCACCAGCCTCGATTATAAAACGATCGAGGCCCGAGTCAAACACGAAGGGCTATCGTTTTTAACGATAACCCTGCCTAGCTTTGGAAAGGACTTCGAAAAAAGTCTCGACCTTGGCTTTGTCGCTCCCAACCTCTTTAAGGGATTTTCCCGTAGAGGCGCAATTCCCGAGTTTCTCGGTGGACTGCTGGAGAGTGTGTTTGACCGTACAAGTGGTGTGTTGCTGCCTGTAGAAGGCACAGCGGAGGTTATCCGCGCCGTTCGTCAGATTACTCTGATGTTCGGTAAGATGGCACTTCCATGCTCTGATGAGCGTAGAGATGCCGCCTTTGCTGCCTACATGCAGTGTGAGTTGGATGTCAGGGATAGTGACCGCAAGCTGGACAGGTCTTCAACTGAAGACTACCAGCGTATTGGGGCACTCCTGTTTAGGGAGATGTATACCGAGCTAGACCTCGCGGTTTATCAAGGTTCCATCCTTCCTAAGCATGGCCCGGGTTCCACTGCTGAGAAACTTCTTGGAAACAAGAAGTACAATCAGCGGGAATGGACCCAGAGATTAGAGACATACTTCCCTAGTGGAAGCTTTCTCTTCTCTAGTTGGTCGTTCTTTTTGGAGAACGCCGACTGCCTTGTCATCCACGAACCTGGAGCGGAACGGCCCGTTAGGGTCGTAGACGTTCCTAAAACGCTCAAAACACCTCGTATAATTGCTTTGGAGCCGACCTGCATGCAGTATGTGCAGCAAGGGCTCTTGGAGCAAATCGTGGAAGGTATCCAAAGGAATTACTCCCTGAGGACCTTCATCAGTTGGGAATTTCAGCAGCCTAATCAGCTTCTGGCCCAAAAGGGTTCCAGCGATGGAACTCTAGCTACGCTCGATTTGAGCGAAGCTTCTGATCGTGTTTCGAATCAGCATGTACGGCTACTTCTCGCAAATCATCCTCACCTTATGGGTGCGGTTGACGCTTGTCGTAGTCGGAAGGCTGATGTGCCTAACCATGGCGTTATTCGCCTGGCTAAGTTCGCGTCTATGGGTTCAGCGCTTTGTTTCCCCTTTGAGTCGATGGTCTTTTTGACCCTCATCTTTCTGGGAATTGAACGAGCGCTCAACACCCGCCTAACCGGGAAACTCATTAAGAGCTTCCATGGAAAGGTGCGCGTCTACGGAGATGATATTATCGTCCCCGTAGAATTTGTGCATTCCGTGATCCAGACACTCGAGGCCTTTGGGCTAAAAGTGAATGGGAATAAGTCTTTCTGGACTGGAAAGTTCAGAGAGTCTTGTGGAAAGGAGTACTACAATGGGCGCGACGTTAGTATAACGCGCGTCCGGCGTAAGTTCCCAACCTCACGGAAGCATACTGCTGAACTAATTTCTACTGTGTCGTTGCGCAACCAACTTTTTGTTGGGGGCTACGATGGCGCTGTAGAACTGCTCGATAGCTGGATCGAACGATTAATACCGTTCCCAGTGACTGAGCCGACTAGTTCATTGTTAGGCAAATGGTCCTATGAGCCTTATAAAGCTCAGAGGATGCATCCGTACCTACATGTCCCCCTTGTAAAGGGAGTGGAGGTAACGTACTCTCTACCCAAGAGTTTCTTGGACGGGAGTGGTGCCCTAATGAAGTGGTTCTTGAAACGCGATGATTTGCCTTTCATCGACGAGAACCATCTGCAGTATGCAGGACGTCCTGTGTCCGTTGACATCAAGACCAGGTGGAGAAAGCCTTATTAACTTTCTCCTGGCCCCTTCCTTAGTGGAGGGGGGGCTGTCGGCAAAATAGCCGGCAGTCGCGAAGAGACAACGTCTCTTTCGAGACTAGTCTCGAAGAGATGCACT